CCCGGCGATCCGCGCGTCGGAGTATGCCGCGACGTTCTCCGCGATCGTCAAGGATGGCCTCATGGCGATGCCTGATCGGTTGGGGCCGATGCTGGCCGCCGTGGAAGACGAGAAGGTGATTCATCGCATGCTGGTGGCCGAGGTTTCGGCTCTCCTGCGGAAGGTGAGCAAAGCCGTCGCGGATGCGGGGCTATAAATAAATGGAACCTTTCTCCATCCACGAGGTTGGCGCTGCGGCAATGCTGCCGCCGCGCGACATCACCGTATCGCAGTGGGCCGACGAGAACCGCGTCCTCACCGGCGGCGCGGCGGCCGAGCGAGGCCAGTGGCGCACACGGCCTTACCAGCGCGAGCCGATGGATGTCCTCAGTCCCAGCCATCCCTGCCGGCAAGTAGTGGTGCTCTCCGGAGCCCAGATACTGAAGACCGAAATACTGCTGAATTTCATCGGCTTCATCGCCGACGTGGATCCGGGCCCGGTGCTGGTAGTAGAACCGCGCACCGAGGATGCTAAGGCGCTGTCGAAGGATCGTGTGGCACCCATGTTCCGCGCCACGCCGGCGCTACGTGGCAAGATCGCGCCGGTCAAGTCGCGGGATTCAAGCAACACCACGTTGCACAAAGTTCTCGCCAACGGCGCGGGGCACATCACGCTCACTGGCGCGATCTCGCCCTCGGGCCTCGCCATGCGGCCCATCCGGTACGCCTTGCTCGATGAAGTAGATCGTTACCCGGCGAGCGCAGGGACAGAAGGTGATCCGGTATCGCTTGCGGTTCAGCGTACGGCGGAGTTCGCGCACAACAAGAAGATCGTCATGGCTTCTACGCCGACGATCAAGGGAATCAGCCGCATCGAACTCGCCTGGCGCGAAAGTGACCAGCGCGATTACTTCGTGCCCTGCCCCAAGTGCGGACACTTCCAGGTGCTCGTATTCGGCGATGGCACTGGTCCGGGCCTGGTGTGGCCGGAGGGAAAGCCCGAGGAGTCGATGTACCGTTGCTCCGGATGCCAGGAACTGATTCCCAACCATCGCAAGGCAGAGATGGTGGAGCGTGGCGAGTACCGCGCCGCGAAGCCGACGTCGCCGATTCCCGGCTTCCGGTTATCGCAGTTGATCTCGCCGAAGAAATCCTGGGGTGAGATTGCGGTGGAGTTTCTCGCAGCGAAGAAGTCGCCGGAGACGCTGAAGGCATTCCTGAACACAGTACTGGCGGAGTTATGGGAAGAGACCCACGAAGTCGCGACGGATGCGCACGCGTTGTGGAATCGCTGCGAGCCGTTCGAAGCAGAGGTGCCGGACGGGGTCACGCTGATTACCGCCGGCGTGGACGTACAGGCCGACCGGTTGGAGATAGAGATTGTCGGCTGGGGCCGCGACGAGGAATCCTGGTCGATTGCCTATCATGTGATTCCTGGCGATGTCACTCGCAACGAGGTATGGGACCACCTGGAAGGACTGTTGCTCTCCGAGTACCTGCATGCCTCCGGGTTGCCTTTGCGGATCGTGGCGGCATGTATCGATTGCGGCTTCAAGGATGCAACCGTACTGCGGTTCACGCGCGAGCGTTACAACCGGCGTGTGTATGCCACGAAGGGGCGCGCGGGCGAATCACCGATCTGGCCGCGGAAGCCCAGCAGGAAGAACCAGACTCCATTCTTCATGATCGGGGTGGATGCGGCGAAGACGGCAATCTATGACCGGCTGAAGATCGGATTACCGGGCTCGGGTTATTGTCACTTTCCCCTCGGGCGCGAGCTGGAGTATTTCGAGCAGCTGACCGCCGAGAAGAAATTCACCCGTTACCATAACGGGTTCCCGAAGCAGGAATGGCGGAAGCCGGCCAACGCTCGCAACGAAGCGCTGGATGCGAGGAACTATGCTTACGCAGCCTTGTGCGCTTTGTACGCAAGCGGATTAAAACTGGCCGCCCACTGTGATCGTTTCGCCGGGATGGCGCGTTCGCGGCGAAAGGATGTCCCGTTGCCTGCGCCGGTCTCCGCTCCGGCGGCGACGACGCCAACCCAAACTGCTACTGAGCCGTACGTGTCAGTTCCAGTTGAGCGCGGCGGCGACCCCTGGATACCACGCAGGAACTGGTTCGGACGGAACTGATATGGCTCTCACGATTCAGCAATTGCAGGCGAACCTGGACACGATCAACCAGGCGATCGGCAGCCCCACGCTCAAGGTGCGCTTCCCGGATGGGCGGGAGTTGACCTACCGATCCATGGACGAACTACGCAAGGCGAAAGCCGAGATCGAAGAGGACATCCGGCAGGCCAGCGGGCAGACTGGCAGCCGCGTCCGACTCGCGCAGCATCAGCGCGGCGATGGACCGACCGGGCCAACGTTGTCCGACCGGTGGTGAAAACGCGAAATGAATCTTCTCGATAAGGCCATCAGTGTTGTGTCGCCGCATGTTGCCCTCCAACGTGCGCGCAGTCGCGTGGCGCTGGAATTAACCACCGGCTACCTCGAGCGGCACGCGCAGCGGTTCCGTTACGACGGCGCCACGGCCGGTCGGCGCGCCCATGGTTGGTACGCCGCGTCGACCGACGCCAACGTCGAGTTGATGGGATCGCTCATCTGGCTCCGCAACCGGAGCCGCGATCTCATCCGCAACAACCCTTATGCGGCGCGCGCGATCGAGGAATTATCTGGCAATGTTGTGGGAACCGGGATTGTGCCGAAGGCTAAGACCGGCAATACCGCTATCGACAAGATCATCGACGCTGAGTGGCAGTACTTCGCGGACACCTGCGACACGCCGCAGCGTCTTGACTTCTATGGCATGCAGACGCTGACCGTCCGCACCATGGCGGAATCAGGAGAAGCGATTGTGCGGTTTCGGCCGCGTCCTGTTGACGCCGGCCTGCGTGTTCCACTACAGCTCCAAATGCTCGAGGCTGATTTTCTCGATCAGGCCCGGACGATGGGACTGGTCAACGGCCATGTGATGGAAGGCGTGCAGTTTGATGACCTCGGACGGCGCACTGCCTACTGGCTGTTCTCTTATCATCCCGGTGGCGTGCTGATCCTCAATCCGCGGGGCGGCATTGTGAGTCAGCCCGTTCCGGCCGACCAGATCCTGCACATCTACCGTGTGCTCCGACCGGGCCAGGTGCGCGGCGTGCCGTGGTTGGCGCCCGTGATGATGGCGCTCCGGGATCTTGACGATTATTGCGATGCCGAGCGCGTGCGCAAAAAGGTCGAAGCATGTGTCACCGCCTTCGTACAGCAACCCGAAGGCGTCGATGGCGATCCGATGGGTCTGGTAGGAAAAGATCCGTCGAGCGGTCTACCGGTCGAGACCTTTCAGCCTGGCATGGTCGAGTACCTGAAGCCAGGCCAGGAGATCAAGTTTAATAATCCGCCGGCGGCAGGTGGCTACCGCGAATACAAGATGACCGAACTGCAGGGCATCATGGCCGGCATCGGTCTGCCTTACGAACTCGGCACCGGCGACATGTCGCAGGTGAATTACTCCTCCTGGCGCGGTGGCATGTTGGGGTTCCGCAACACGGTCGAGGCGTTTCGCTGGCTAACGTTGATCCCGCTGTTCGCGATGCCGGTGTGGCGCCGGTTCATCGACACGCTGATTCTGCTGGGCAAGATTCCGCAAAGCGTTGCCAACGATCCGAAGATCGGGCTGCGCAGCGTGCAGTGGACCGCGCCTCGGTTTGAGTCGGTCGATCCGGTGAAGGATGCTGAGGCAGTCTTGAAAGACGTCCGCATGGGCCGGAAGACGTGGTTCGAAGCGGTGCTCGAAAACGGTTACGATCCCACCACCCAGCTTGAACAGATTGCGCTGTTCAACAAACTGGTGGACAAATTTGAAATCATCCTCGACTCGGATCCGCGCAACACCACCCTGCGCGGCCAGGAACAGCCTGCAGGAACGGAGGAGAGGACGCCGAGTAGCAAAGCAGCTCCCGGCAAATCCGGCGGCCAGGGCTTCGCGGCACTTTCGGACGAGGATCTAGGGATGGTGAAGGATCTTGTCGTCGCCGGCATGTCGCGCGTGGGCGGCAACTTCGAATCCGCGTCTCGCCTCTATCGTGGCTGAAAACTCACCTACAAGGGAAGGACCAAAAATGAATCCACAGGTAATTGCCGGCGCGCCGCCGGTTGACCAGGTTGAAGCGGAAGTCTTCTCTGCTGATGCCCAAGTAGTGCCGAGCACGGCTAACGCCAAGGACGGGACCATCGATGTGGTCTGGTACAGCGGGGCATCTGTGCCGCGGATCGACCGTGCGACCGGCGAACCCTACATGCTCCAACTGGACATGCAAGGCTGCCGTTTAGACCGGCTAAACAATGGCGCGCCGGTCTTCGACAACCATTTCACCGGCGATGATTTCAAATCGCTGATCGCGGGCAAGGTTGGCACACGGGCTCAGTTGGGCGTGGTGCGGCGCGCCTGGCCCAACGGCGATAAGGGCATGGCGACGCTGCAATTTGATCTCGGCGATCCGGACGGTGCGGAGATGTTCCGTAAAGCCAGCAC